GGTAAATACTGCTATGGCAGTACAATTTATGGCTCCTATGGGGCCACAGGCGCTTCTGGGGGTTTCGGCCTCGCCGGGTCCAGCGGCGGTTCAGGTACGTATCCCGCTGGAACCGACCCAGCAAACTTTTGTACGACCCAATCCACTGGCGGCGGCGGCGCTGGTGGCGCGGCTGGTTTTGCAATCAGGGAAAACAGCAACACAATTACCGTAAATAATTCCGGAACAATCGCAGGGACTATTGGTTGATGAAAATTTTAATTCCTGCCAGCAGCGGTGTAAACAGTGCGTACGCATTGTACCAGTTTTTGACCCAGACAGAACACGAAATTGTGGCGCTTCATTTCCGTGAGGGTTACGACGGCGCACCAAATGAACGCACAGAGTTTGACGCAATCTGCGATTGGCTCGAAGCAAACGTCCGCACGTTCGAGCGGTCCTACGTCACGCTGCCATCGATTAACCATGCAGACGATATGCGCCCGGTTCGGGCAGGGTTTGCAAAAGACATTACATATGCGTTTGCAACAGCACGTTACGAAAACTATGTGACGCAGATTGCAGCGCACAGTGCTGACGGTATAGCAATCGGCATCAGCGTCGAGAACACCGCGACAGACCGTCACCCTATCCTGATTGGTCAGGTCTACGACACAGGTGCTACGGTCTACCTGCCGAGTATCAGCATCACAGATGCAGTCCCGGCTGACGCAAACTACGACACCGTTGCAGCACAGATGTCGGGCAGATTTGAGCAGCTAGAGGCTTTGCCGTTAGCACTGAGAGCTTTGATTACGACCTGCGATGTTGATACCTGCACGGACATTTGGTGCCTCAGATGTGCGTATCAGCGCGGCTACAATCAGTATGTTGCCAACGGCCAGACAGGCCGAGATTTCGATCTGTGGTGTGCAGAGCAGGGCAGCTACGGACAGTGGCGATCTGAAGCTGATCCGGCAGAATATGTCTGGCGAGGCGGATGTTGCGACGAGTGTGCTGTTCACAATTATCTCGCTGACCTTGTGGGCCGCGAGTGGCCCTCCGTCATCGATACTCGCAATCGGATCGCGTGGTTTGCCGACGGCGGCGCTGATATGACCGGCATTGCGACCGAAGAAGAGCTTGGTGATTTTTGCGGACGCATGGGGCGGATTAACCTTGACAGAGGCGTCAACTCTGACGCGCTGACCGGCGACGAGTATTGGGCCGCTATACTTGAAGCGGCGTTACTTTGATTAACCTAAGTTAGTTGACAATTAAACATAAAAGTGTTAAAATAAGCTTAACGGAGTAAGACATGACTGTAGAATCTGCTAGCTATATTAGCCAGCTTAACTCTTCAAACCCAAGTGCTAGTGATCCTTTGTCTGAAGGCGACGATCACCTTAGATTAGTAAAGTCTGTTCTTAAGACGCAGTTTCCTAATCTTGGAACCACGGCTGTTAACCAGACGTCTGCCCAACTGAACAAACTAGGTTTTCCCGTTGGTTCCATAATTATGTATGCTAGCAACAGCATACCTACTACACAGACCATCAGTGGTATCAATGATTGGCTGTTGTGCGATGGTTCTGCATTTTCTACGTCTACCTATGCTGCTTTGTATAACGTAATAGGTAACACCTTTGGCACAAGTGGTTCAAACTTTTTGGTGCCTGACTTCAGAACATTTTCTCCTGTAGGTGTAGGAACCAGCTTTGTCTTAGGTGCTTCTGTAACTGCTACTGCCGCCACAGGAACAGATGTAATTAAACTCCAGCCCATCAATTTCCTGATTAAGACATGATTACATACAGAGGAGAAAAGTTCTCCGGGTACAACAAACCTAAGAGAACTCCCGGTAAGAACAAGAAGTTTGCAGTCTTGGCAAAAAAAGGAGACACTGTGAAACTGGTTCGTTTTGGTGATCCTAATATGAGCATTAAAAAAGATCAGCCTAAACGTAGAAAAAGCTTCAGGGCCAGACACAAGTGCGATACTAGCCCCCCTTCTAAACTCAGTGCAAGATACTGGTCTTGTAAAAAATGGTAACAAAGGAAAAATTATGAAAGAATATGCTAGCCCAAAGATGGGCAAAGTTGGTAACCGCCCTGTCCCCTCTAAAGGTGGTAATACTTCTCCGCCTAAGCCCAGCGGTAATCGCATGGGTGGGGACATCTACGGCAACTCTAAGTACGCTGGTACTGAAGGGTCTATGCAGAAACACAAATGAATCCTACTGAACAAGCACACCAAGCAGGTCTAATACTAGACAATGAAGCTTTCAAACTTACAATAGAAAGGCTCAATAATGACTTGGTAATCCAGTGGAGAATGTCTCAATCTACACAAGAGCGAGAAAACTGCTGGATGAAACTACAAGCTTTGGGTTCTGTAATAGATGATCTCAAAGCTGTTATGGACGATTACAAAATAGAAAACACAGAAAGGTAACGACAAATGAGTGAGGCACAGACCAATCCCGAAGGGGAAGTCACCGAGCCAAAGCTTAACATGTTCGATGTCATGTTTGGAAGTGATGAAGACACCAATCCAGAACAAACTATCGAAGCCCCCTCAGAGTCTGAAGAGTATGAAACAGAAGCCGCTGAAGAGGAATATGAAGCGACGGAAGATGAAACAGAGTATGAGGAAATTGACTACGAGGTAGACGAAGAAGTAGCTGAGATAGAAACCTCTCCAAGCTACACCGTTAAAGTTGATGGTGAAGAAGTTGAGGTTAATCTTGATGAGCTACGGAACGGCTATCAGCGGCAAGCGGATTATACCCGTAAATCGCAGTCTCTAGCGGAACAGAGAAAAGCCTATGAAGCTAATCTCCAAGCCGTTCAACAGGAGCGTGAGCAATATGCTCAAGTTCTTGGTAACATGGCACAGAACCAGAACTTAGAGCTACAACGCTTTGAGAACGTAAACTGGGCTGAGCTTAAAGACAACGATCCAATGGAGTACATGGAGAAGCGTCTGGAGTACCAAGAAACGAAGGAGAAAATTTCTGAGTTGCAGAACGAGCGAGTGCGTGTTCAGCAGCAGACTGAATCAGAAATGGGACAAATTTTGCAAGAGAAGATTCAGAAAGAAGCTGAACTTCTTGCACAGGCGTTGCCCCAGTATTCTGATCCAGACTCTAACTTTAAGGACGATGTGCGTAACTACGCCCTTGGGTTAGGATTTTCTCCCCAGGAAGTTGATGGAATAGCTGACCACCGTGTGATCCTGGTTCTGCACAAAGCTATGATGCAGGACAAGGCTTTTACGGGGCCATCTAAGAAATCTAAAAAGACCGCTCCAAAGGTTGTGAAAGCCGGAACTCCTAGAACAAAAGCTCAACGCTCACGTAGGGAAGTTCAGGCCAAGCGAGAGAGACTTGCAAAAACAGGTAGTCAGCGAGATGCTGCAAATGTTTTGTTGGACTTTATCACTTAACCTTGAAAGGAACTAAACTATGGCACAGCCTACTGGTGTGTTTGTTACGTTCTCAGCGAAGGGTCTTCGTGAAGACCTTGAGAATGTAATCTACGATATCTCCCCGACTGATACCCCATTTATGTCAATGGGTGGTCGCGAAGATGCGGTTGCGGTTAATCACGAATGGCAGACAGATTCGCTTGCGGACGCTGCTAATAACCACCACGAAGAAGGTGTGACGCTCACTGCTGCTGAGCCGACCGCCACGTCTCGCCTTGGTAACATCTGCCAGATCAGCCTGAAAACGACGCTCGTTTCTGGCACTCTGGACGCCGTATCCAAAGCTGGTCGTAAAGAAGAGCTTGCGTACCAGATGTCCAAGCGCGCTAAAGAACTGAAGCGTGATATGGAACGTGCGTATGTTGGCGTCAACCAGAGCAAAACGGCAATGGCTGCGGACACCACTGTTCGTAAGCTTGGCTCGCTTACCTCTTGGGTAGCTACCAACGTCAGTGCTGGATCAGGTGGTTCGGGTGCTGGTAACGGTGCTGCCCGTACCGACGGCACGCCTCGTACCTTTACTGAATCTCTGCTGAAGGCGTCTATTCTTAGCGCCTTTGATGAAGGTGCCGACATCAAGTATCTGATGATGGCCCCCTCGCAGAAGCAGACGTTCTCCAGCTTTGTTGGTGTTGGTGGCGCTTCCGGCGTCAGTAACTTCAACGACATTGGTGATCAGCGGATCATCGGTGGTATGGACGTGTACGTCAGTGACTTCGGTGAAATGGCAGTGGTTCCTAACCGCTTCCAGCGTAGCCGTGATGTCTGGCTGCTTGACCCTGAGTACTATGCAATTGCATATCTTCGTCCGTTCTTCCAGCGGGAAGTTGCTAGCACGTCTGACGGCGAGCAGCGGGCAATCATTGCTGAGCATACTCTCGTTGTCAAGAACGAGAAAGCTCTCGGCGCAGTCTACGATCTGTCGTAAGGCTAGGACTAAAGGGGGAGAGCATCCTGTTCTCCCCCGTTCTAACTAAGAGGCAAAAGATGAACGATCCGGTTAAAACCAAATTCAACTACGACCACAGCACAGACAACGTTGTCCTTGAAAATGTGCAGGACGTAGCGCCGTTGCTAGAGCTTAACAAGAAAGAACTTAACAACGACTCTATGTACGGAACACAGTCAAACAACGGTATGCGTAAAGTTGCAAGCATTCCGCTGGTTGTAATTGAAAAATGGAAACGCGAGCTTGGCGTTGACATAATGAATAAAAACGATTGGCCCAAGATCAAGCAGCTTCTGAATGATCCTGAAAATCGTTTTCTCCGCACACATGAAAGCCATCTGTAATGGCTCTATCCACGTACTCAGAGCTACTAAGCACTGTAGCAAATTATCTCAACAGGGATGATCTTACAGCGTTGATCCCTACGTTTATCACCTTAACAGAGAATAGACTGAATAGAGAGCTAAGAGTACGTGCTAACATGGTACGGGCTATCACCACTACTACAGCAGGGCAAGCTTTCTACGATTTTCCTAGTGACATGATAGAGCTTCGTAATATTACCTACGATAACAACTCTCAGAGCCATGCATTACGTTACCTGTCCCCTGAATCTGTCAGCAGAGAGTACGGTACGGTAGTAAGTGGCCAACCTAGGGCATATACAAATTTAGGTAACGATCTTAAACTTGTCCCGTCACCTGACGCTGCGTACAGCATTAGTATAAACTACTATTCACAATTGCGCTCTCTTAGCGACAGCGTGACTACCAATGATGTACTAACACAGTACCCAAGTTTGTACCTGTTTGGTGCTTGCCTAGAGGGTGCAATCTATCTTAACGACACAGAGCAGACAAACAGGTTTGGCTCTGTGTTTCAAAAAGCATTAGACGATGTGCAACGTGCAGAAGAGGCAGCGCGTTACAGTGGTACGGTCATGACAACTAGCATACAGGGCGATCCCGGTGCTATGGTCCGCAGAGGTGCGTATTGACTACTAACTGGGTCATTGATAATTTCTGTCTTGTACAGGAAAGTGGAGGAAATCTTTATACAGAAGATGTTCCAGATTTAATAGCTCTGCAAGAGTTTGACTCTACTGTATGGACAGAGGAAACGGATACTGGCAATGGCTAAACAGCTTTTTGATGTGGTAGGCTCTGGGCAAAGCCGTTTCTCTGTAAACAAAGATTTATCTCCTTACGATATGCCACCTACGTTTTTTAACGAGGGTGTTAATGTTCGTTTCATAGACGGCAAAGCTGGTAAAATCCTAGGTCATTCTCAAGTACTAGGAACCCCCAGTGCTGCTCCCTACTGGGCAATTAGCTGGCTACAGGGTTCTACAGATTTATGGATATACGGAGGATTGACAGGTCTTTTTAAGATTGATGGGACAACCCATAGCACTGTTACCAGATCGTCCGGTGCCTATACCACTCTGGCAGGTACTACTAACAATTGGCAGGGAGGTGTCTTAGGTGGGGTGCTTGTCTGTACGAACGGCCTAGACGTTCCCCAGAGCTTTGTGCAAACTGGTTCTCTGTTTACTGATTTGTCTGATTGGCCTTCTACACTACGCTGCAAAACTATTGTACCATTTAGAAACCATTTGGTAGCGTTGAATCTTACAGACAACGGAACGGCTAAACCATTTACTATCCGATGGAGCGATGCTATTCCTGCCGGTGCCAGTACCAATGGTGCAGACACTTGGAACACTGCGAGTACAGCCAGTGAATCAGCAGAGACTTCGCTGACAGGCACCAAGGGCCATGTGCTAAATGCCTTGCAGCTAGGCAACGAGCTTATCGTCTATAAAGAAGATAGTGTCTACGCCTTGAACTATGTTGGTGGTTCCTTTACCTTTAACGTCCGTGAAAAGTTCAAAGACACAGGGCTTTTTAGTAGGGACGCTGTAATTGACCTAGGCGATGGTCGTCATGTCATGATGGCTACCAATGACGTTCTGATCCACAATGGTAACTCATTGAAGAGCGTCATAGACGACAATATGAAAACGTTCTTGTTCAGTGAGATTGATTCTACATACTTCTATAAAACATTCTTGGCTCACAACAAGATCAAAAATGAAGTCTGGATTTGCTACCCTAGGACCGGCTCTGCTAATGGTTTTGCTAACACAGCCCTGATCTGGAACTACAGAGATAATACATGGACTACTCGCGATCTGCCTAACTTGAATTTTGCTACCAAAGGCTTGGTGAACCCCGACCAGACTAACACATGGGGAGCCAGTGCTGGTGTCTGGGAAGCTACCACATTAGCTTGGGCGCAGCAGGAGTACAACCCTGCTATCGATTCTCTGCTGTTTTGCGGGACGGCTGACACTAAGTTCTACTTGGCAGACTCTGGAACTACCTTCGATGGTACGAACTTCCTGACCACCCTTGAGCGCAGGGGGTTACACGCTGGCCGCACGGATGCTGTTAAGGCAATAAGCAGAGTATTCCCCCGCATAGAGGGTACTGGCGTTGTCAACATTAGCATAGGCGCTGAGCTACAGCCATATTCCGGTGTTACATACAGCCCCTCTGTCCCGTTTAACATAGGCGTAGACAGCAAGGTAGATTGCAGAGTGCGTGGTAGGTTTATGGCCATCAAGATAGAAAGCGAAGCTGTTACCCAGTTCAGGCTGTCTGGATACACCGTTGAATCAGAAGTGGTATCTGATCGATGAGCAGAGAGTTTCTTCGTTTTGATCCTACGTTGTGTCCTACGAACATAGAGGACATCCCTAGGTTCATAGATAGTATGCTGTTGGAAATACAGCCTGTGCTAGACTTGGTGCGCGATGGTCACTTAGATGTAACAACAGTGGTACCTGAAAAGCCACAACAAGGAAACATAAGGTATGCAGACGGAACTGGATGGAATCCGGGAAGCGGAGAAGGAATATACTTTTACGACTCCAACGGCGTTTGGGTTAAGCTATAAAAGATTAAACAGGAATCACCCTGATGTTCATCACAAGATTGCAGATTGCGTAGAGTTTGTCAGGCAGTCCTTGATACGGGGGAACAATGAAGAATATATTAAACCAGAGTTTTTGTTTAATAAATTCTTAACAGGTTTCAGTGATATGTGGGTATCTGTAGAAGGACAAGACATAGTAGGTTGTTTGTTAATCGGTGTAGCTAACTACCCAGAACAGACAGGAATTATCTCAGAATCAACGGGCGGTAAGTTTCACTTTGAAACAATGATGCCAGCCTTGGAAGACTACTACAGGAAGCAAGGCGCTAAGTTTGTAGAAATACCCGGCAGAAAAGGCTGGCAACGGAGGTTTGGTAACATGGGCTATAAAGTTAAAAGTGTAACGATTGTAAAGGAGCTTTAAGATGAGTGGTATATTTAGCTCTCCCCCTCCAACAGTCGTGCAAGCGCCTACGTTTCAGACATCTAGTAGCACTGGTGAAATTAAACCATATGCTCCAGTAGAGCCTTTTCTTGAACAGATACTTCCAGAGATCAGGACGGAGTTTACCCAGACTCCTGAACTCTACAGAGGTTCACTGGTGCCTGATTTCTCAACACAGACCTTGGCAGCTAGGGATATCTACGGTCAGGTAGGAAACACAGCTAGTCAGCTAGGTGGCATATATGGCAACTTGTTTGCCGGTGATGTTGGAAGAGCAATGGCTAATCCCCTAGATGATTCTATCTACCAAGCACAGCTAGGGACAATAGCACAATCTGCTAGGGACATGACCGAACGCGACAAACAGGTTGCCCAGCAACAGGCAATCCAAGCTGGTCAGTTTGGTCTAGGCTCCACTGCCCTAGGTGAACTACAAACGATGCAGCAGCAGAAACGTGAAGAGCTAGCGCAGCGTCAGATGTCTGCTGCCTTGCAGGAAGCAGAGAGCCGCCGCATTGCCGCACAGGCCCGTGCGCCGGGGCTAGGACAACAGATGCTACAGGCTCAGCTTACTCCTGCTAGTCTTCAAGAGGCTATTGGCACACAGGTTGAACAGCGTCAAGCTGCCTCACAAGCAGATGCTGCTAGGTTGGCACAGCAGGACCAAGAAGCCAGAAGGGCGCAGCTTATCACAATGTCTAACCTCTTGGGTGGCTTGGCGGGTCTTGGTAGTAGCACGGTCAATCAAGGAACAAGTAGCGGTTATACGAGCCAAGTCATTGGCGGCGGTCCTAGCCCGTTCAGCCAGATTGCTAGTGCTGCTGCTCCGTTTGCTGCTATGTCAGACATTAAGCTCAAAACTGATATCAAGTTTGTCACCAAGCTTAAGAATGGTATCAACGTCTACCGCTGGCGTTGGAACAAACGTGGTGCTGAGCTTACCAATCGTGTATTCGGCTTTGGTGTCATTGCCCAAGAGGTGCAGAAGATCAAACCTGCGTC